CAGCACCGGCGCGGCGGCCGGCCCTGTCTCGAAGAACACGGTGGCCTCGACGGCGTAGGAAAGGATGGCGGCGCTCCGCACCGTCACCTGATCGGTCAGGGGGCGCACGTCGTCGTCCAGCCGCGCGGCGACGATCTCCAGCACACCGGCGCGCTCGTAGCTGACGGTGATCGTGTCCCCCACCGCGATGGCGCCGCCGGCCGCGCGGGTCAGCGTGGCGGTCTCGGCGTCCCACCGGTAGTCCACGTCCAGCACCGCGCCGGCCACCACCAGGCCGGTGATGGTGGTGCCCTCCAACACGGCGCTGTCGCCGTCGAGGGTGACGCTCAGGTCGGTGACGGTCTCTCGCGCCGTGACCGATCCGTCGCCGTCGTGGCCGAGGATGGTCACCAGCACCGCGCCCGGGGCCGGCGACGTCACCGCCACGTCGCGGACGCGGCCATCGGCGGCCAGGGCGTGATAGAGATAGGCGCCCTCGGGGCCGGCCGTGCTGAGCGCTTCCATGGCCAGTTGCGCCCGGGCGCGCAGCTCGTCGTCGGATTCCATCACCGCGTCCGTGGTCTCCGTGGCCTCGGCGATCTCGCGCCGGTCCGTACCCAGCAGCGCCGCCAGATGATCCAGGTCGGAGCCCGTCGCATGGGCCAGCAACGCGCCCCGCGCGGCATCATTGAACTGGGCGGTCAGGACGGTGACGCGGTAGGCGATTTGCTGAAGCTGGATCAGGATGGGGTCGGATTCCGAGGTGCCGTCCCAGTCGGGCAGCACGCCGGCCAGGGCGGCCTTCATGGCGGTGACCAGGTCGGCCAGGATGGACTCGTAGTCCAGGCCCTGGATGATGGTCGGCGGGTCCAGGGCGGACAGATCCAGGCGGGGGCTGGTGGTCACGGCGCACCTCTTGCCAGCACCAGCGGCACGTTGACAGTCAGCGGCCGGGCGTCGGCGCGCACGGCCAGGTCCATGGAGAGCATGGCGGCGCCGTCGTATCCCGGGGTCAGGGTGCCGGACAGGAAGCGCACGCGCCGCTCCCAGCGCGCCACGACGTCGGCGGCGGCGGCGATGACGCGCAGCGCGCCGGCCTCGGTCCCCGGGCTATCGATCAGGTCGATCACCCGCCCGCCCACCCCGCGCCGGCGGATGCGGGTTTCGATCGGGGTGGTGATGAGGGTCTGAACGGACTGGACGATGTCTTCCGCCTCGTCGGCGAGAGGCTGGCCCGTGGCGCGGTTCATGCCGATGCCCCCAATGCCCATGACGTGAGTGCCTCCTCAGCCGGCCGGCGGACCCGTCAGGGACGGGCCGGGCTTGACGTTGGTGTGCTGGTGGTCGTCGCCGATGTTGCGGCCGTTGTGTTCCACGCGGTCGCCGGTGATGATCACGCGGCCGTCGATCTCGATGGTCTCGGCCTGGATGCGGACGGTCTTGACGGCGGTGATCACCATGGTCTGGGTGGCCGTGTCGTAAGAGACGGCGGTGCCATCCTCCCACTGGATCAGGTCCACATCCGGATCGGTGGACGGCGGCGGTAAGTCCGACGTGTGCAGGATGGCGTTGATGCAAGCATTGGCGGGATCCCCGCTGGGACAAGTCAGCCCGACCTGCATGCCCACGCGCAGCGGACGCCAGCGGCGATAGTTGCGGCCCATGTCGGCCGGCCAGCGCAGCCAGTCCGACAGGCGGCCGTTGATGTCCACGCGCACGCGAGACCGGTCGTGATCCACCTCGGCGATGGTGCCGACGATGGCCACATTGGCGACGCGACGGTGCAGATCGGCGGTGGTCTGATCCATGGACGGAGGGTGCGCGCGAGCGCGGCGGCGAGGCCAGCGCGCGCGGGTTGGATAAGGCTTATCCAACCCGAAAGAGCGTCACCCGTCCGGCGCCAGGTGCGCCAACAGGCGTTCGCGGACCACGGCCAGGTCCTCGTCGGCGATGCCCAGCAACGGGCGGGCCGGATAATCGGCCTCCCGTCCCGCAACCACGTCGTCCACGCCCCCGAAGTGATGCACGGCGGCGATGCGCCGATCCCGGCCGCGCCAGCCGAAGGCGGCGTCGTCGCCCTGGAGGCGCACGGGCAGGCGGCGGACCTGACGGAGCTTGATCATCATCTTGCCGGCGCGGCGAACCTGACCGTGGCGGTCCCGTTGCGGCTTGCGGGGTGCCCAGGGCTCGCCGTCCGGCCCTTCCTGGGCGGTCATGCGCGCCGTGTTGCGCCGTCGCAGGATCAGCGTCAGGTCGTGCAGAACCTTGCGCCGTTCCACGGGCGCCAGCCGCGACAAGAGGGTGACCAGCCAGTCGTCAATCGCGCCGTCGGCCACGGTCAGGTGTCCCCGTCGTCAGATGATGATTCCGCCAGGTCCGGGAACAGGGCGGCCATGTCGATCGCCTGGGCGTCGGGATCGGACACCGAGGTCAGCCGTAAACCGCCGTCCAGGTCCTCGACGTGGATGGTTTCCGTCAGGTCCAGGCGTACAGACACGTCGGCCTTGCCGTGGTCCAGGATGTCCACATGGAACGTCACGGCGTCGTCAGCGGCGGCCGGGTTGTCCCGGTGCAGCCAGTCGATCAGCACAAAGAACAGGTTGCGGGGCGAGCCGGTGTAGTCGGTGACGATCAGATGCGCCTGGTAGTCCATGCGCAGGTTGCGGTTGCGGGGACCGCGCCGGCTCCAGGCCGTGCCCTGTTGGGCGAAGGTTTGAAGCTGGTCCGGGCGGATGCCCAACGGGGCTTGCAGGATGGCCGTGCGGGCCGCGTCCAGCTTACGCATGACGGGCCTCCGTCATTCGGTGACTTGGTGGCAGGCGCGGGCCTGGGCGCGCATCACCGCGTAATCGGCCATCATGGCAACCAAGGCGGCGTCGGCCGGCAAGGTTTCCAACTCGCCGGCCGCGCGGTCCCGGGTGACCTGGTCATAGAGCACCACGGGCGGACAGACCACGGCGGGGGCCTCAGAACCGGCCGTCGCGCAAGCGGTCAACCAGAGCGTCGCGATCGCGGGGACGATCCCCCGCCGCGTCCAGCATGCGGGATTGGACATCGGTCACGGTCTCCAGGGTGTCGGCATGGGCTTCGGCCTGGCCGGTCCGGCGGGCCTGCCACAGGGCGACCAGGGCGGCGCCTGCGGCCAGGGCGATCCGCCCCAGCCAGCCGGCCAGCGCGATCACCCACCCGGGCATCAGGCCCGCTCCGCCTTGTGCTTGCGGGCCAGCATCAGGCCGATGGCCACCACGGCCAGCACGGCCAGCGCTCCGCCGGCCCACGGGGCGGCCTCGGCCAGGGCGCGGACGGCCGGGTTGGTGGCCGCGTCCAGCACCGCGTCGGCGTTGTCGGCGGCCACGGTGAGCGCGGTTCCGGCGGCGGCCACCAGGCCGGCGGCGCCGGTCTGGCCCGTGCTGGTCTTGTGCAGCGGGCGCGGCATCGGCTTGGGCGCCGGCATGGGCGGCGCCACCGTCAGCACCGGCGGTGCGATGCCGGCCAGCGCCAGGCCCTTGTCGATCACGGCGTCGGCATAGGGTTGCCGGCCGTTCTCGTGGCGGATGATGCTTTCGACCAGGGGGCGCGCGACGGCGTAGGTGTGGACGTCCACGGCGGTGTCGTGGGCCACGCCGAGGCGCCCGGCCACGGCGCGCACATAGGCGACCGTGTCGTTCTCGGCGGTCGGCGCCCATCGGCCGATCATGCCGCGCGGGGTGCGGATCCCATGGCGGTCCTGATAGGTGATCAGTACGCGGGCGATCGCCCGAATGCCCCATTCCGGCGACCGGAAGACGCAAAACCGGGTCTCGGCGCGCTGGGCTAGCGTCATCTCCTCCGGGGTCGCCAGACCCTGCCAGGGCGCCCCGCGTTCGATGTTGCCCGGGTTGTGGTTGCGGATGCCGCGCGGGGTCATGGGTCAGTCCTCCTTGCAAGACGGGGGATGAAGGCGGCGCCACCACACGCGGATTTGCAGCCACGCCAGGGCGATCGCCGAGATCAGCGAGATCGTCGCCAGGACGTCGTTCATCACGCCGATCCAGGTGGAGATGCCGGCGATGGCGGAGCCTCCGACCGCCACCACGTCTTTCGCCCGGTCCATCACGTGTTCCTTCTCACCAGAGGGTGTAGGTGGGCGCGGGCGGCGGGGTGGCGCGCGGCGGCAGGCGAACGGGCGTGCCCTGGGGCAGGACCTCGCCGTGATCGGCGAGGCCGGGATTGGCGATCAGGATCGCCTCGGTCATGGCCGTATCGCCGTATTCGCGCCAGGCGATGGCATCGACGGTGTCGCCCTGGCGGGCGCGGGTCAGGCCGGCGCGGGCCATCAGATCAACTCCGCCACGGTGCCGGAGCGGCCCAGGATGCGCGCCACGGCCTCGTGACTGGCGGCCATCCAGGCGTCGATGCTGGTGTCCAGGGCGTCGGCCCGGTCGTGGCCGCTCTTGGTGCTGTCGAAGTCCCGGGTGACCTGGAGCGTCAGGGCGCGGGCGCGGCAGTGCACGGCGTGGCGATACAGCCCCAGGGCCACGGGTTCCCCGTTCAGGGTGTTCCCGCCGACCTCGGCGAGGCTGGCGGCCGTCTGGTCCGCCCGCCAGGCGCGCAGGTCGGCGTTGACGGAGACCAGGGCGGCCAGCACCGGACCACGCAAACGATCGTCACCCCAGGTACCGTCAAGGCCGGTCGCCGCGCGCAGGTCATCCAGGGCGATGTCCGGATACCAGCCGTCGTTGGCGACCGTGCCGCCGGTCTCCGTGTCGGTCGTTTCGATGAATTTCAGGCCGGACATGGGGCGCTCCGGTCAGGACGTCGGCGCGTCGGAGACGGCGGACTGTTTTTCCAGGCGGGCGATAGCCTGCTTAACCCCGCACCCGGGATGCAAACGCAGGGCGGCGCGCAGGTGTCCCAGGGCTCCGGCCGGATCAGCACTCTCGGCGGACAGACCCAGGGCCTTGTGTGCCTTGGCGCGCGCCGGGTCCGGCATGTCGTGACCAGCGGTCAGGGCCAGGGCATCCGCCAGGGGAGCCAGGGCCGAGGGGTCGGCCTCGGCGGCGCGGGCCAACTCTTCCAGCAGCCAGCAGGCCGCGCCCCGCTCGAACCCCTCGGGCATGCGCAGGTCATGGCGCAGAATGTAGCGGGCCAGGGTGAGCGCCCGCGCGTGGTCGCCGATGTCCAGGGACCAGATCATCATGGTCACCAAGACCGGGTCTTGCCGGCCGCTGTCGGCCTCCAACACCCCGTCCACATAGGCCGTGTAGTCGCCGATCATCTCGCGCTTGAGATCGGCGCGGGCTTGCATGGACTGCAGAGCGCGCAACGCGGCCTTGTGGTGGCGCAACGTGACCAGCATCTTGTCGAGCGCGGTTCCGCCCACCGGCGCCGGGGCTCCGGCCGAAGCGTTCGCCTCCGCCTGGATCCGGGCCTTCATGGCCTGTTGCTGTGCCCAGGTCACCATGGATCAGGCCCACCCGCCAGAGCCGTCCGGCTGCAAGATGCCCTCGATGAGGGCACAGGCACCGGTGTCTTCGACCACGTAGGCCTCATTGATGCTCTGGAAGTCGACGATGCGGTCACGGGCCGGCTGATCCTCGACCCGGCGGCGCCGGGTGCCCGTCTGCCAGTAGATGGACAGATTGCGGGGATTGCCGATGAAGATGGTCGAGGCGGGGAAGAAGGGCACGATCAGTGCCGTTTTGCCGCCGATCTGGCGGCCAGTCATCAGCGTCTTCAGCGCCACATGCTCGGTGGGCGTGTTGGCGTTGACTTCGATGAGACCGAGATAACGCTCCGTCAGCAGGTTGCGGCCGACGATGCAGACGATCTCGCTATCATCCTTGTACCACTCATCCAGCACCGTATTGACGGTGTCGTAGACGAGGCCGTCGAGCGTGGCGTAGTCGCCTCCCTCGCCGACCTTTGGACCGTTCAGAACGCGGGCGGCATCGACCGTGCGCAGGTATTGCAGCCAGCCGACGTTGACATCCTGCAGCAATGGATTGGCGACGCTGTCTGTATCGGCGGCGGCGCTGGTGCCGTTCCATCCGACGGTCAGGCGGTCGCGGGCGATCTGCTCGGTGTTCTTATTGCGGACCCGGACCTGAAAGTCCGGGAACTTGGCCCAGGCATCCAGAATCTCATAGCGGACGAAGGTGTCGAAGTCGGTCTTGCGGGTCAGATACTCCCGCGTGACCAGGCCGTGCATGTCGCGCGGCTGGCGTTCCGCCGCCGTGGTGTCCGTACGGCTGGCGATGGGCCCGGTGGTGCCCAGGCCCAGCACCTGGCCGGACTGTTGCGATACGCCGACCACGTTGACGCGGGTCAGGAACTCGGCCTGCTGCTGGATGCGGTCTTCCAGGGTCTGTTCGACCGTCGGTTCAACGTTGAAGGTTTGGGCCACATCGCCCACGCCATTCAGGTTCGCCAGGGTGGCGCAGTAGGCATCGAACGCGGCTCGAGTCTGGCGCAGCATGGGCTAGCAGTCCGTGGCTTGGGTGGCGGCGGTGGTGCCGCCGGCCGACAGGGGCCGGCCAGCGGTGGCGGGGATGCGGGACAGGGCCTCGCGCAGGGCCACCACCTCGGCGGTGAGCGCGGCGACCGGGTCGGGATTCGGGGCGGCGGGCGCGGACGGGGAGGATGGAGGGGACGTCGCGCCCGCCGCCGTCGCCGCAGGCCGCAGGGGGGGACTGCCAGCCGTGGACGGCGAACCGGTGTCGGAAAGACGGGTGAGAAGATCGCCGAGGGCGCTGGCCATCTCGACGGTGGCCTGTTCCAGGCCGGACAGCCGGGCGTCGGTCTTGCCCTGGCCGGACAGCAGCACGCGCACCCGGTCCAGCAGGCCAGGACCGTCCTGATCGCCGGCCGGAACCTCGGACTCCACGGCGGCGCTGAACAGATGGCCGCGCATGGTTTCCGGCAGGGTGCCGGCCTGGATGCTGAACCTGAGGATGTCCGTGCCCAGCGAGGCGGGCCGGTCGGTGACCGCCAGCCCCATCAGGTAGGCCCCACCCTTGGGGGGCATGTCCGGATGCACCTCGGCGGAGAAATAGATCTTGTCCCGGTTGGCCGACATCTGCAGCAGGACCGGCTTGGGGTCGATCCGGGCATAGAGGGCGCGCGCGCCGTCGGGCTCCGCTTGTGCCTTCACGTCCAGCACGTCGCCCACGGCGGCCAAGGGCGAGGCAGGCATGATGGACGTCTGGTGTTCGACGTTGATCCGCGCGCCGTACAGCGCCGGGTCGTAGCTGGCGGCCATCTGGTCGATTTGCGCGGGCGTGATCTCCCGGCCATCCACGGTCTTGCCCGATCGGCAGACCCGGAACCATTTGTCCTTGTGCACGATGCCCTCCGATGGAAGCGTTTTTCGGAGGGTGCGCGCCGATCGCGCGGCGAGGCCAGCGCGCGCGGGTTGGATAAGGCTTATCCAACCCGAAAGAGCGTGCGCCGGGGCGCCGGCCGCGCCTCCCTGTCAGCATGGCCGACACGTTCGAGACCCGGGCCCTGGCCCGCTCCCTGTACTGGCAGGGCGAGAGCGTCGCCGCGATCGCGCGGCGGTTGGGGGTGCCCTATGGCACCGTGGACAGTTGGAAGCGGCGCGAGAAATGGGACGAGGCCGGCCCCGTCGCCCGCATCGAGGACGCGGCCGAACGGCGCCTGGCCCTGCTGATCGCGCGGGAGCCGAAAACCGACCGGGATCTTCAGGAAATGGACCATTTGGGCCGGCTGCTGGAACGCACGGCTCGCGTGCAAAAATACGAGAATTCGGGCCGAGAGAGCGACCTTAACCCGGCCATCCACAACCGAGCCGAGGGCCGGAAGAAGGCCAGGCAGAAGAAGAACACCCTGGACGCGGACCAGGTCGCGGCCCTGCGGGACGACTTCCACAAAAACCTGTTCGCCTACCAGTGCGCCTGGTGGCAGGCCAAGGACGCGCACAAACGCCGCAACATCCTGAAGAGCCGCCAGATCGGCGCCACCTGGTACTTCGCGCGGGAAGCCGCGCTTGACGCCTTCGAGACCGCTGATCCGCAAATCTTCCTGTCGGCCTCCAAGGCCCAGGCGCACGTGTTCAAGACCTACATCCTACAGTGGGTTAAGGACGTGACTGGCGTGGAGCTTCAGGGCTCCCCCATCAAGCTGTGGAACGGCGCCGAGCTGTACTTCCTGGGCACCAACGCCAAGACGGCCCAGAGCTACCACGGGCATGTCTACCTGGACGAATACGCCTGGATCGGCAAGCTGGCCGAGTTCAAGAAGGTCGCCAGCGGCATGGCGACCCACAAGAAGTGGCGGCTCACGTACTTCTCGACCCCGTCGACCATCGGCCATGACGCGGCGGCCTTCTGGGATGGGCGCGAGTTCAACCGCGACCGGCCGCGCGCGGACCAGGCCGAGTTCATCCTGTCGCACGCGGCTCTGCGCAACGGGCTCGTGGGGCCGGATGGCGTCTGGCGCCACATGGTCACCATCGAGGACGCGGCGGCCGGCGGCTGCGACCTGTTCGACCTGGACGACCTGCGCCGGGCCTACAACGAGCGCGACTTCGCCAACCTGTTCCTGTGCCAGTGGGTGGACGACGCGGCGTCGTTCTTCACCTTCGCGGAGTTGCAAAAGTGCGCCGTCGATACCTGGGATGCCTGGACGGACGTTCCGGACGGCCCGAACCGCCACACTCTCGGCCCCGTGTGGATCGGTTATGACCCCTCACGCTCCCGCGACGATGCCTCGGTGGTGGTGGTGGTCCCGCCCCGGGTCGCCGGCGGCGCCTATCGCGTCGTGGACCGGCTGACCTTCTCCGGCAGCGACTTCCACGCCCAGGCCGAGGCGATCCGCGATCTCACCCGGCGCTACCAGGTGGAGTACATCGGGATCGACGTCTCCGGGATTGGCGCCGGCGTCTTCGAGATGGTCAAGGCGTTCTGGCCGGCGGCCACCCCGATCACCTATTCGGTCGAGACCAAGAGCCGCATGGTGCTCAAGACAAAGCACCTGATCTCCCGCCGGCTGGTCGAATGGGACGCCGGGCAGACCGACATTCCGCTCGCCTTCCTGGCCATCCGCCAGACCATGACCAGCAGCGGCCGGCAGATGACCTTTCAGGCGTCCCGCTCCGACACCACGGGCCACGCCGACGTGGCCTGGGCGATCATGCATGCCCTCGACCGGGCGGCCTTCACCAGCTTTGACGAGACCCAGGGCACCGGCGGCGTGCACCGGTCCATTGTGGAGATTTTCTAGAGATGACCGAGACCGACACCCTTGCCGGCCCGGCGGTCCACGCCGAAGTGTTTGCGTTCGGGGACCCGGAACCGGTGCTGGATCGCCGCGAGGTGCTGGGATCCTTCGAGAGCGCCTGGAACGGATCGTTCTATGAGCCGCCGATCAGCTTCGACGGGCTGGCGCGGGCCTTGAAGAGCAACCCGCACCATGAAAGCGCGGTCGGCCTCAAGGTGCGCATGCTGGCCGGGATGTACCGGCCGCACCCGCTGCTGTCGCGTCACGACATGATGCGCGTGGCCCAGGACCTGATCGTGTTCGGCAACGCCTGGCTGGAGCGGGTCGACTCGGTGTTGGGCCGGCCCCTGACCCTCAAGCCGACCCTGGCCCGCTTCACCCGCGTGCGGCGCGAGGGCGCGGCGTTGATGCTGATCGAGGGCCAGGACCACGCTTTCGCGCCCGGGTCCGTCCTGCATATCCTGGAACCGGATGTGTCCCAGGAAATCTATGGGCGGCCGTCCTATGAAGGCGCCTTGCAATCGGCCCTGTTGAACGAGGCGGCCACCTTATTTAGGCGCAAGTATTACAAGAACGGCAGCCACGCGGGCTTCATCCTCTACTGGACCGACGCGGCCCAATCCACCGACGACGTGGACGCGGTGCGCAAGGCCATGCGCGACGCCAAGGGACCGGGCAACTTCCGCAACCTGTTCCTCTACGCCCCCAACGGCAACAAGGACGGGCTCAAGGTCATCCCCATCGCCGAGGTCGCGGCCCGCGACGAGTTCTTGCACATGAAGACCGTCACGCGCGACGATGTCCTGGCCGCGCATCGAGTCCCACCCCAGCTTCTGGGCATCGTGCCCAGCAACTCCGGCGGCTTCGGCGACGTGGAGAAGGCGGCCGGCGTCTTCGCCCGCCAGGAAATCCTGCCCCTCGCCACCATGATCGCCAGCGCCGTCAACGACTGGATGGGCGAGGAAGTGGTGCGGTTTGAGGGGGAAGAGGTGGGGTGATGGGGGAACGGGTTGGGCCGAAAGGGGACTGGCCGCTTCCGAACATGATGACAGGAAAGCTGCCGTACCAGTTCCGGCACGTTCTGGTCGTTCAAACCAAGCCGGCCTGTTTTCAAAGCGGCCACCTGTGTCAGAAATTGCTCTAG